TGACAAGAAACCGGGCAAGCCAGGACGACCCAAGATCACTCCAGATTCCCCACTTACACGCAAGCAAGAGCTTTTTGTCAAAGAACTGGTCTCGAAAGATGGCCAGATAACTCTGAGAGAAGCAGCCGTGAACGCGGGCTATCCTGAATCATCTGCTCACACCAGAGCCTACGAGATGACCAACCCGGCTATCTGTCCGCATGTGGTCAAAGCAATCAATCAATACCGTGCTGAGCTAGACCGCAAATACGGCATAGACTTCAGCCGACACCTGCGTGACTTACAGAAAATTAGGGATGCGGCTTTTTCCGACAAAAATTACTCCGCTGCCGTGATGGCGGAATACCGTCGCGGTCAGGCTCATGGCAATATTTACATCAACAAGTCTGAAATCAGACATGGCACGATAGATAGCATGTCGAAAGAAGAGGTTATAAAGGCCATTGCAGAACTTAGAGGTACCGTGGGAAGAACCATCGAAGGGGAAGCGGCGGAAGACGCCGATTACGAGGAAATCGACAGAGAGCCAGTTTTGGTCAAGCATGAAGCGCCAGATAGCGAAGCAGATGCCAAAATGGAAAGTAACACGGCTTGAGAGTTGGGCGTCGCAAGGGGTTCCAGACGTCATGGTCTTGGACTCCAAAGCTCGATTTCAGTTAATCGAACTGAAGAACACCACCTCCAACAAAGTAACAATTAGTCCACATCAGGTAAGTTTTCTTACCACACATGCGGATGCTCCTGTCTGGCTAGTCGTTCGTCGAATGCGGGCGGAAGGCACAGACTATTTCCTGTTCTCTGGCGATCAGGCCGAGGACGTCAAAAAACACGGGCTCGAAGTGGTTGAGCCTGTAGTCCAATCCGGCACAATCAATGCAGTGATAGAGCATATTGACGCCAGTTAAAAAGCCCCATATAATAATGTCTCATATTTAGGAGGCATAATGTTTGTATTTTATTTACTCGAAAAATGGATCAGGGGTCCAGGAACGAAAGAAACCATTAGACGATTGAAGGAAAAGGAAAAAAGGAGACGCAGGAATGAAATTGACAATCACAGACGAAAGTAGCTTCGGAGAGATCACCGAATTGGCTGAGTCATTAGGGTGGAAAGACACCTTCGGCAGCGGCGAGGATTGGACGCCGGAAGAATCAGATGCTTGTTTTTCATCTGCCATTGATCACTTGGTGAAATGGTTTGGTGAGGATAACGTCGTTTTTGAGGCTTGACGTACACATAAAAGGCGTATATATTAGTCCTTTATCCACCATAAAACGGGAATCAAAATGAAACTATTAGACACCAGTGGCGCGAATACAAAGCTACGCAAAAACAATCGAGACAAAGCTATACGGGTAGCGGGTTTATCCTTAAAACCAAATGATTCGCTTTGTCCTATGCGTAAACCCGCGGAATGTGAATTGCCTTGCCTTGAGGCTGCGGGCCGCGGCGGTATGTCCAACGTTAGTGAGGGGCGGCAGCGTAAAACCGATTTTTATATGCAAGATCGGTCGGGCTTTCTGGAATTGCTCTATAACGAATTGCACAACTTCCAAAAGCTTTGCGAGCGTAATAACGTCGAGCCCTACGTGCGTTTGAATGTGCTTTCTGACGTCCAATGGGAATTAGAAACCAATGGCGCAATACCGCAGAACTTCCCGAAATTGAATTTGTTCGACTACACCAAAATAGCCAAAAGGCTAAACCGCGTCCCTAATAACTATCAGCTAATGTTTAGCTATTCCAAAGCCGAACAATATCAGAGCCAGGTTGAAATAGCGGTAAAGACAGATAGACCAATTTCAGCGGTATTCCATGGCGGCATGCCAAAAACGTTTTTGGGTCGGCCAGTGGTAAATGGTGATAACAGCGATATAGTAAATCTGCAGCAACGCGGAAAAATTGTCGGCCTAAAATACAAGCCACCACGCGGTAGGCAGATTGATCCACTGCACTCAAGTTTCGTTATTGACGCTAACAGAATCCCGGCCTTTTCTTTGGGTTGACGTACACATAAATAACGCATATAGTGCAATCTCAATCAATCAAAGCGGGAGAATAAAACAATGGATATATATTGCAGACACTGCGGGGAACCATGGGAAATTGAGACCTTGCACGATTTCGACGATACCTTTCAACAGCGCGCCAAGCTATTTGCAGAACTGGGGTGCAATGCACTATATGACGATGGCGACCGGACGGACCCTTGCAACCGACCAGTGGTCGATCCTAAACGTGCGGCGATTAGCGCACAGCTACAGGATTTTTCGGATTTTCCAGATGAGTGGTCGCCAGATGATTATTTGATGATGGCGGGGGAATTCTAAATGACGGATCAAGACATTATCGATTTATTCGACAGCACCAACATTACACTGGCCGAACTTTCTAGAAGGTCCGGTAAATCGGTTTCTTACCTCAAATCTATTTTAATGGGGACAGACAAATGACAACATTTGAAGCGATAGAGATAGCGGAAGGATTAGATGATACCGCGCAGCCGGATGACATAATCGAAGCTTGGCAATACTTGCACGATACCGGCCTTGCCTACCAATTACAGGGCTTTTTCGGTCGCAATTGCGCGGCATTGTTAGAAGCCGGAATAATTCACGATTAGCAGTTAAACAAGCGCCCCGCGGGCCGCCCCTGTCAAGCGAAACTTTTTGACCCGCGGGCCGCGGGTTTCGGGGGTTGACACATATGCAATGGATATGTGTATAATGGACCCTCAACTAAAACGGGAGTTAAAACAATGACAGATAAAAATTGCGTGATATGTGATCAATCGCTCGCGGCCAACGCGAGCGCGAAAAACCGCGCTATTGAGTGGTTCGATGGCAATAATCCCTGGCCTTTGGGCGGCGGGGAATTTGGAGATACAGGTCGCGCTTGCGACCTGTGCAATGATGAATTGGTACTGCCAGCGCGGTTGCGCGGCATGGGGGTAACGGCATGAAACTGTTTACGAAAGAAATTGAAAAGGCGCTCGCGGCTAACTATGCGAGCGCGGACGAATCCACGCACCGACCGGTCGTTAAATTATTTGGGGGCGGTGCGTGTACCTGGCTAATTTCGGAGAGGGTTGACGATGATACTCTGTTTGGTCTTTGCGATCTGGGTATGGGCTGCCCTGAGCTGGGCTATGTTTCCCAGTCGGAACTTGAGGGGTTGCGGTTTCCGCCGCTGGGTTTACCCATTGAGCGCGATCTGTATTTCACTGCTGATAAGACTTTGTCGGAGTATTTTGACGAAGCCAGAGAATCGGGCCGCATTGTGGCCTGATCGCTACCACTCCACGGGTAGCGAGCCGTGAGCCGTGGGGCGGGACTTGTCCCCGTTTGTCCTGGACTCGCGGACCGGCGGGCCCGCCCTCGAAAGGGGGCGGGTTTTTTTGTCCCCCAAGTGAAACGACCCCGCAGGGGGTGGGGGAGGCCTGTTACAATTTGTTACAATTGAGTAATTGACATACACATAAGGATCGCATATAATGGGCGTTCACTTACTAACCGTGGAGATTTTATTATGTATGCAAGTGTAGATATTGAGATTAACGACAGCGATATATTCGATGCTATTAGTGACGACCTACCAGACATAGAAGACTTAGAGGATCGATTGAGTAAACTGGAAGAGATCGCGAAGGACTCTGACGTTAGCGTGATTCACCTCGACCGTAACGTTCAAAAATTAGCGGTAGCCTTAAAGCACATAAAACTAAACTACAACTACAGCCACCGCCAGCTTCAACGAGAGATCCGGCGCAATCGCTATGCCAGGTATCAACGATGATTATTACTGGAGATCAAATCCCTCTGGCTAGATTGATTACCCTGAAGCATGGATTAAAGCTTGAAATGAAGGGGATGCGAGTGAGTCGCGGTCGAACGTGCTACTCAATTGTTAAGGAGGAGTTGGGGCTGCGGGGCAATCGCCAAAAAGTACTGGATCAGCTCGAAGAAATGCTGGAGATTAGTTGACATACACACAGTAATCGCATATTCTACAGACATGCGCCAATACCGGCGCATGTAAACTTAAATATTCGTGGAGAATGAAATGAAAGATATAACTACCTCAGAGTTAACCGCAAAAGAAGCAAAAGCTATATCGCATGCATTAGATATTGCTCGCAAGATAACTCAAATGGATACTGAAGATAGGCCAGAAGGTTTTAAATATATATCTGGTGACGCGCTAACAATTAAAGCTCTCAGCTTTAAATTTTACTCAGATCAGATCACTGGTGCGACAATCACCCAGGTAACCGACACTGACGTTTAACTTGCTCCACGCCTGGCGGCTCTCGGGCCGCCAACCCTAAACCAAAGCCCAGTCCCGACTGGGCTTTTTTGTGCCTGCAATATGTGCGACCCGGTACCTACC